CATCGACGGGCAGAAGCAACCGCTGGCCGATCTGGCCTTCTGGGGAGGCTCCAAAGGCACCGTGCGCGCGTGGGCTGTCGCTGTGATCGATCCCGATGGCAACGGCGGCATCTCCCTCCTGCTGGACGCGGTGCAGGTCACAGAAGCCCGCTACGGCGACGGCGGCATGGATGATTTCGATACCGTCGAAAGCAAGGCCGATCCCTTCGAGCAGGCAAAAGCGCCCTTGACCGAACAGAAGCGCCAAGCCATTGCAGATGATCTGGGGGACGAAATCCCATTTTAGTAAAGAAGAACCCCGGCGTGAGACCAACGCGCCGGGGTTCAAGTAAGGCAGGCGGAACCGAGGGAGGAGCAGGTTCCAGATGTGTGAGAGCAACCCAACACAAGGAATACTTTAATGCAGTCTATATCTGGTGGCAAGTGTCGCGGTGGCCACAATGTCTGATATCCGCTTCCTGACAGCCCCCGGCTCTTTCCACACCCTGATCGACAAGCCCGGCCAATCCTACCCCGGCATCTCTTGGGCCGACATCGCCCGCATGGTTTCCACACCGCAGGCGAAAGAAAAGATCGACGCAGACTTTTTCATTCCCTCAACCTACCGCGAACACGACGGCAGATCGCACGAAGCCCAGCGTGAGCGCGGAGCCTTCCGAATGCTCGCCCTCGACATCGACAGGGGCAACCCCAGCCTAGATGACGTGCTGGCCGCCGTAGAGGCCGTTTGCGGGCCTGTCAGCATGCTTGCCTATTCATCCTCCGGCGCAACCCCGGAGAACCGCAAATGGCGCGTCCTGATCCCGCTGGCGGGCGTCCTGTCCGGCGCTGACTATGAGCTTGCCCAGACCGCCCTCTTCGACCTCCTGCATGCCAATGGCATACACCCCGACGGCGCGCTGGCACGCTGCGGCCAGCCGATCTACCTGCCCAATGTTCCTCTAGGCAAACGCAATCCCGATCTAACCCCGATCTTCTATCAGCACTGCATCGTCCGTGGCGGCATGTTGCGCCTCGACGCCGACAGCGCCATCCGCCAAGAGATCGACCGCAGGCTGGAGCAGTACCGCCTCGCCGCCGAGCAGGCCGACCGGGCGCGTGCCGAGCGTGAGCGCCAGCGTGCCGAGCGTCGGCAGAAGTTCCCCGATCAGGTCAGCCCAGTCGATGCTTTCAACGCTGACCACTCCATCGAAGACCTGTTCGCCCGCTACCAATACGAGCGGCGCGGATCATCCCAGCATTACCGTTCGCGGTATCAAACCAGCCCCAGCTTCGCTACGCAGAACTTCGTGACCCATTGGGTCAGCCTGTCTGGATCGGACGCCGCCGCTGGTGTGGGCAAATCCAAATCCCTCGGCGAAAATTCATATTGCTGGGGCGATGCCTTCGATCTGTTCGTCCACTACGAACACGACGGCGATTTCGACAAAGCCGTGCGTGCCTATGGCCTTGAGATCAGCCCGGCCAAAGCCGAGATCGACGTGCCAGAGAACGGCATGGATGATTTTGACTATGTGGCCCCACAGGCCGCGCAGGAGGCACCTGCCAGCGCACAGGCCGATGACATAGACCTAGACAGCTTCGACACCCCAGACGCCCCCGAGGCGGCCCCGGATTGGCCCACGCTCTACGATATGTTCGACGAGGCCAGCATTGAGCCTCGCCGTTGGATATACGCTCACCATTACCTGCGGTCATTCGTCAGCGTGCTGGCGTCGGCAGGCGGGATCGGCAAGACCAGCCTCCAGATCGTGGAAGCCCTCGCCATCGTCACGGGCAGGCCGCTGCTGGGCGAGGAAGTCAAAGAGCGCACCAACGTCTGGATCGTCAACCTCGAAGACCCGCTGGAAGAAATCCAACGCCGGGTTCTCGCTGCGATGCGGCATTACGGTATCAAGCCCGCCGAGGTCGAGGGCCGCCTGTTCGTCAACGCTGGCCGAGACTTCAGCCTGAAGTTTGGCATCCAGACCCGCGAAGGCGTCCTGCCCAACACCAAGCTGGTCGAATACCTCTGCAAGCAGATACCACAGAAGAAGATCGGCTGCGTGTTCATCGATCCCTTCGTCGGCGCGCACAACATCAACGAGAACGACAACATGGCCGTTAACGCCATTGTGGCGGAAATAAGGCGAGTGGCCGACGAGACAAAGTGCGCTATCGGGCTCGTCCATCACATCCGCAAAGGCAACGGCGAGGATGCGTCGATTGATAGCGTGCGTGGCGCAGGCAGCCTCATCGGGGCGGCACGGGCTGCGCGCGTGGTCAACCGCATGTCAGCCGATGATGCGGCTAAGCTGGGGATCGATGAGGCCGAGGCGCGATCTGTGTTTCGGGTGGACGACGGCAAGGCCAACCTCGCCCCGCCCGCCAACGCCGCCGTCTATCGCAAGATGGAGGGCGTCAAGATAGATAACGGCGAGTGGATCGGTGTTTGCCTCCCGTACACCCTGCCAGACGCATTCGACGGCATCAGCGCCAAGGATGCCAAGGCGGCACAGAGGATCGTTGCAGATGCCCACACAAACGACGAGCCGCTGCGCGAAAGCCAGCAGTCTAAAAAATGGGTGGGCGTCCCGATAGCAGACATGCTCGGCATCGACATCACCGAGAAGAAAGGGAAGGCCAAGGTGTCGTCCATCATCAAGACGTGGATCAAGACAAACGTGCTGGCCGTCGAGCGGATCACAGACCCGAGACAGGCCAGAGAGGTGGCCGTCGTGGTCGTCGGAGAGTGGATCAGTCATGACGAAGTGTGATAAATATGCAACCTCACCTAGAGCCTCACAGGTGAGGAAAGGTGAGGAAAGGTGAGGTAAAACACCCTTCCTCCTCACCCCACCCCCTAAAGGGGGTGAGGGGTGAGGAGGTGAAGGTGTTGGTTATGTGAGGTGAGGTGAGAGTGAGGAAACCAGAGGAGCAAAGCGATGGCACAGAGACCAACACGCCAGAAAAAAGATGACCGCATCCTGCACAAAGGAGCGACGGCCAATGAGATCAAATCGGACCTCGCGCTGGCACCCTTCGACGCGGCTGTCAGAGAGATGGATCGCAAGTGGGGCGTGGACCGCCTGCCCGAGCTTGTCTCGGTCGAGAGCGCGGCAAAGTGGGGCAAGGCAATGGCTGGCCTGAACGGAGCCATCGATGTCCATGATCCCGACAAGGTGAAGTTCTGGGTGGAGGTCTGCCTGCGCGGGCTTGCATCGATGGATGCCGAAGCCGTCAGCCTCGGTCGGCCTGTGTCGGACCCTGATATCTGGGAGCATGAGTATGAAGGCACTGTCTACGGCATCATCGCTGACGGGCGTGAATGGCCCGCCGCCTATGCCAAGAGACCGGGCATCGCCATCCACACCATGCGCGAGGTGGCCATCGCGCTGCATGAGCATCGCAATGGGCTGGTGAACGCGGCCAAGCTGGCATTCCCCGGCGCAGAGGTAAAACAGGTTCGCCGACCGAAGGCCGATCTGGAAGATGACTTTGACTTTCTCAGCGATGGAGTGATCGAATGAGCAACACGATCTACATCACCGGCGACACAAAACCGGATGCCTTCTACCACGCGCTGGCCGAGGCGCAGAAGGGCGACCGCATCGTCTACCATGTCGGCCAGCATTGCGGCGGCATTCATCGCCACGCAGCCGCCAGAGCCGAGACCGACAAGCTCGCCCTTCTCTTCTGCAAGCGGGCCTATGGATCAACCTTTGCATATTTGGCGGTAAAGCGTTAAGATGCGCGACAGACAATCTGCACCGGGGACCGACAGATGAAACTATTTCCGAACTATAAAACAGTTTCAGTAGCCTCGCTGGTGCCATACGCCCGCAACAGCCGCACGCACTCGCCGCAGCAAGTGGACAAGATCGCCGCCAGCATCCGCGAGTTTGGCTTTCTGAACCCGATCATCGTGGATGGCGAGAACGGCATCATTGCAGGCCACGGGCGCGTCATGGCAGCCCAAAAGCTGGGCCTTGCCGATCTGCCCGTCATCGAAGCATCGCACCTCACTGAGGCCCAGCGCCGTGCCTATGTCATCGCGGACAACCGCCTTGCGCTGGACGCAGGCTGGGATAACGATTTGCTGAAAATCGAATTGCAGGACTTGGACAGCCAAGGCTTTGACCTGAACCTGACGGGCTTCAGCGTGGACGAGATTGCAAACTTCTTGGCCGAGACAACCGAGGGCCTCACCGACGAGGACGCGGTTCCAGAGGTGCCTGCGGTGCCTGTCACGGTTGAAGGCGACGTGTGGCTGCTGGGGCGGCATAGGCTGATGTGCGGGGATAGCACAAGCATTGACGCGGTGGACAAGCTAATGGCGGGTCGGAAGGCTGACATGGTGTTCACTGACCCGCCTTATGGAATTGCCTACAGCAGCGACAAATTCGCGGGAAACAAGGCTGGCGTGACAAATAAACGCAACAAGGCAGAAATGATTATTGGTGATGGTGATGACTTTGACCCATCATTTCTTGTGCAGATGTTTAAGGGCGCAAAAGAAATGTTTGTTTGGGGATATCAGTATTACCCAGAAAAATTGGGCCGTGGAGGCATAATCGTCTGGAACAAAAAACGTGAAACTGAAGCAGCGAACCCACATGGTGACTTTGAACTTTGTTGGTCGCGCAAAGAGCGCAACAAGATGTGCTGGCTTCAATGGGGCGGCTTCAAGAACAAAGAAAAGGGAGAGGACCGCCTGCACACGACACAAAAGCCTGTCGCATTGGCTTTGTGGTTTTTTGAGAATTGGGGCAACGGATTGACATGTGTCACCGACCTCTTCGGCGGCTCTGGCTCCACGCTGATCGCCTGCGAAAAGACAGCCCGCGACTGCCGCATGATGGAACTTGACCCGAAATACTGCGACGTGATCGTCAAGCGCTGGCAGGACTTCACCGGGCAAGAGGCAACGCTGGAAGCGACGGGCGAAACCTATGACCAACTTAAGCAAAAGCGAGAAGCCGCATGAGTAAGATGGGCCGCCCACCGCACGAACCATCAAAGGAAAGCCGCCAGCTTGTGCAGCTTCATGCCACCATTGGCACGCCGCAAGCGGTCATCGCGGACATCCTTGGCATCGATGGCAAGACGCTGACCAAATACTACCGAGAGGAATTGGATCAAGCCTTGGCCCGCGCTAATGCTTCGGTCGGCGGTGCGCTGTTCAACAAGGCCACCAAAGGCGACACCACCGCCATGATCTTCTGGATGAAAACACGGGCAGGCTGGCGCGAAAAGCACGACGTTGACCTGACATCCTCAGACGGCAGCATGACGCCGCAGGTAATCGAACGCGTCATCGTACAGCCCAAAGACGATAATGCCTAAGAACCGCCTGCAAATCAGAACGGCAGCGGCCTTTGCGCCGCTCCTAAACCCATCCCGATACAAAGGCGCATGGGGTGGCCGAGGCTCAGGCAAGTCACGCTTTTTCGCAGGGCTTCTCGCCGAAGAGCATCTGATGTTCCCCGGCCATCGCAGCGTCTGCATCCGTGAAGTGCAAAAGTCCCTCAAGCAATCCGCCAAGAAGCTGATCGAAGACACCCTGCAATCCTACAATCTCGGCGAGGCCCAAGGCTTCAAGGTGTTCCGCGAGGTGATCGAAACGCCCGGCGATGGCCTCATCATCTTCCAAGGGATGCAGGATCACACCGCAGACAGCGTGAAGTCGCTTGAAGGCTTCGACCGGGCTTGGGTTGAAGAAGCCCAATCCCTGTCCGACCGATCCCTCTCACTTCTGCGCCCGACAATCCGTGCCGAGAACTCTGAGCTTTGGTTTAGCTGGAACCCATCGCGCCCCACCGATCCCATCGACCAACTTCTGCGCGGGCCTGTCATGCCATCGGGATCGGTCGTTGTCCGGGCCAACTGGTCAGACAATCCGTGGTTCCCATCAGTCCTAGAGCAAGAGCGCCGGGATTGCTTGGAGAACCAGCCAGAGAGATACGGTCACATCTGGGAAGGCGAATATGCGACCGTTCTCGAAGGCGCGTACTATGCCAAACACCTGACCGACGCCCAGCTTGAGCGCCGGATCGGCTTCATCCCGCGCGATCCGCTGATGAAGGTCTACGCCTGCTGGGACATCGGCGGAACCTCGTCCAAGTCTGACGCCACGTCGATCTGGATCGTGCAATTCATCGGCCCCGAGGTGCGCGTGCTGGACTATTACGAGGCCGTTGGCCAGCCCTTCGAGGCGCACGTCAACTGGCTCCGGGCCAATGACTACGAGGAGGCTGTCTGCGTCCTGCCGCACGACGGTCGCAAGCACGACAGCGTCTATGCCGTCACGCCCATGTCCTACCTGCGCGAGGCTGGCTTCGTGGTCGATCTGGTGAAGAACCAAGGTGCCGGTGCTGCATTGCAGCGTATCGACGCAGCCCGTCGCCTGTTCCCGGCAATCCGCTTCAACGAGGAGACGACGCGCGGCGGGCGCGAGGCTCTGGGCTGGTATCATGAAAAGCGGGACGAGGTGCGCGGGATCGGGCTTGGGCCAGAGCATGACTTCTCCAGCCATGCCGCCGATGCCTTTGGCTTGGTGGCCGTCTACAAGGCCGGGATGGTGTCGGATGATGAGTGGTCATCATCCCTGAGACGCAATTTGAAAGGCATCGTGTGATGTGATAGGGTGTCGGC